TGACGAAAGCAAAGCTTGAGCCCCACACGTCACCTCGAGCGATGAGCGTAGAGAGATCCCGGCCCAGCTGCGTGTCGGGCACCTCGACGCTGTACCGCATGCCCTCGTCATCGGTGTCCACCGTCAACGTGCCGCTGCGTGTTGAGCCCAGCACGTAGTTGGGGTCATGATTCCACAGGGCCACGACCGGGTGCGACTGCTCTTTGAGAGCGCGGGTAAACGCCCCCGGCATGATCTGCTCGCGGAACGTGCCCAGCATCGTGCTGCGGACGTTGTACTTGGCCGCATAGCCACCGATATACGCCTTGCCGGCTTCTCGGGTTTCCATCGTCAGCGGCAGGGCAACGCAGCGGCGTTCAATGTTGTCCATGTGGCTCACTTCTTTTTGCGTGGTTTGCGAGAGCGTGGCATCGGGCCAGCGGGCTTGACGGCCTCCTCTGCCGGCGTCGTGCCGTTCAACAGATCGTCCGTGTACGACTGGGGCAGGTTGTCGGCCGGGGCAGACTCGCCAGCATTACCAACGCTGGCATCGGCCGCGATGCCCTGCATTGTGGTCAAGTTCATCTGCATGTACCGCTGATCGCCTTCTGGGCCAATCGGGTTCATGTTCAGAACCTCGCGGCACTCGTTGACGCTGTAGATGCCGGTCGTGAGCATTGTCTGCAGCCATGCACCTTGGGCGGCCAAGTCGCCACGCAGCAGGCCACGGGTATCGAACTCAGCGAAGTACACCTCGTCCTGCGTCACCAAGTCGCGTGTGATGGCGGATTCCCAACGGCGGAACCACGGCAACAGCGTCTGCTGCACCAAGTCGATGGCGGCCTGCTCCTGGCTTGCGTAGCCAACCTTGGTTTTGTCTTGCACATACGACGGGTCTACCCGGTACGCACGGCAAATCTCAACCGTCTGATAGGCCCGCGTCTCAAGGAACTGGCTCGCCTCGTTGGACGCCTGCACGTCCTTCCAATGCACGCCCTGCGGCAGCACGGCCGTTCTATGAGCCCGGTCAGCGCCCCTGTGAATTCTCTCAAACTGCTCACGCAGCCGCTCGGCAGTTTCAACCGTGATCGGGTTGTCGCTTTCCATCAGCCCCGACAGCCGGCAGGCGTTGCCGAAGTACGATCCGCCGTGAGCCTCAAGGGCTTGGGCCAGGGCGATAGCGTCACGCGAGAGCGTGATGGGCAGCATTCCAGTCACGCCGTCTTGGCTCAGCCACCGCAGGTGGAAAATCTGATCCTGCCGGTAGTAAGACTCGGTGCCGTTCTGCTCGCGGTAGCAATAACGCAGCGTGCCGTCCTCCAGCTGCTTCACCGTCATGCGGCTGGGGTGCAGCGGCCAGAGCTCAGTGACAGCCCCGGCGGAACCGCTGCGGATCTCAGCGTAGGCGTTGCCGTACAGCAGGCAGTGGGCCGTCAGCATTTCGCGAAACTCAAACGACGTTTGCCAGCCGTTGGGTGCCTGCGAAAGAATCCGATACAGCGGCAGATCGCGGGCACGCTCTTTGCCGCCCTCTTGCAGACGCCGATACAGGTGTAGCGGAATCGTGGCCACGTTCTCGGCAATCAGCCGCACGCAGGCCAGCACCGCCGAGCACATCAGCGCCGTTTCAGGCGTGATGCGAACCCCGGCCGGGCCTCGAGCAGGTGACTCGCTCCACCCGTCGCCGTACGAGCCACGCAGATCAATGATGCGGTACGACTTCTCGGGCGTCTCGGCGTTGGCGATCATATCGTGTGGATGTCCCAGGTTTGTTCTGGCTTCGGTGCGGTTGCCGTCTGCCACAGGCCAACTGCTTCCACGAGTGCCACCATGCCGTCAATGCGTTCGGTGCTCTTGCTCTTGCTCAACTTAATGTCGCCGGCGTGGTTCATCTCAATGGCGACGTTATTGGCCATCCATCCGAGAAGTTGGTTATTGGCGTGCCGCAGCTTGCCTCCGAGAACCAACGTCTCCAAGAACTTGGCTGGGCTCGACATTGAGCCGAAGCCCTGCCTAAAGGCTACGATGTCATAGCCGTCTGCTTGCAGTTGCTGGGCGACGTGTTGGGCATTCCAGGGATCAATTCCCATCTGCCGAATCACGAAACGCTTGCTGATTTCGTTGATGTCTCTCCGCACGGTGTCGTAGTCGGTGGCATTGCCGTCCGTGAGCCGTAGCAGCGGCCCGTACTCGTTGCGTTCTTTGGCCCAGTCCAGATAGGGCACCTTATCCCGGTGTGCCCGGCCTTGGGCGTTCTCGGAAGCAGCCCAAAAGAATGGCAGCACGTCAAAGGTGCCATCATCGTCAGGAAAGAGATACACGGCGCAGGTCAGGTCCGTGGTGCTCGACAAGTCCAGTCCAACGTACGCCTGGCGGCCGTCGAGTGGTCGCAACTCGCCGCCGCACGCAGCCCACTTGTCGGGCAGAATCCATCGCACGTCTGACGCCGTGGCCACGTCAAGCCGATATCTCAAGAAAGAATTGAGTTTTGAAGGACTGTTCTTGGCTTCTAGTGCGTCTGCCGCAAATGACTCCAGCGTGATGGTGTGCCCCAGCGACGGGTTAGCCTTGTGCCACGTCGCCTCTGCAAAAGGGTCATCGGCTTCGTCGGCCTTGAACACACAGCCGAAGAAGGCCGGGTCTAGCTTTGGGTCTGCCTTGCACCGCTCGGCATACGTTCGCTGTTCCCACCACAGAGCCTTGCGGTCCAACTCCCCGGCCGTGGTGATGGACAGCAGCAGCGGCTGCCGGCGGGAAGCACCGCCGTACCTGAGCGCGTCCCACAGGCGGCGATCGCGTTGGGCGTGGAGCTCGTCAAAGAGCAGGGCGTGAATGTTCAGCCCTTCAGCCCGAAACGCATCGGCACTCAGCACCCGGTAAAACGAGTTGCTGGCCCGGTGAATGATCGTCTTCCGCGAGTCCACCACCTCAAGCACCTTGGACAGGGCAGGCGAAGCCCGCACCATCGCTGCGGCCTCCCTGTAGATGATGCCAGCGGATTCTCGGTCAGTGCATGCCCCGTAGACTTCGGCCCCTGGCTCCTCGTCGGCCAATAGCATGTACAGGGCGATGCCAGCAAGCAGCGTGCTCTTTCCGTTCTTCTTCGGCACCTCAATGTAGGCCACTCGGCGCTGCCGCATGCCATCGGGTTTCAGCCTGCCGAAGAGCTCGCGGAAAATGTCGTGCTGCCACGGCAGTAGCGTGAATCGCTCGCCTGCGTGCTGTCCTTTTGAGTGACGCAGCACACCCTCAAAGAACCGCACCACTCGTCGGTACTTAGCCTCGCCAGCCGGCGAAAGACTAGGCACCTTCTGAGGCAAAGAACGCTTCAAGATCGTCTTTGGGCGTTTCGGCTTTCGTCCCAAGTCGCACCCTGCTGCTCGGTGTCAGCCCAAAGTCACCCATCAGACTGGCCTGCAACACGACGAGCCCGCGATACAGACTGCCGGCGGGATTCGGTTTTACGCCACCGAGATCCGTTTTGATTGTTGGGCCGCTGGCCCTGAGCTCAAGCAGGCAGGCTTGAGCAGCTGCGTGGACTTCGCACAGCGTGGCCAACGCTTCGCCGTCGCCCGTGGTCAGCACTCCCATACTGGCAAGGATGTCAACGAGTTCGTGCCACTTGGCCACCGCAATCGGCTCAACGGCCAGGCGTTCCGGCATCGGCGGCGTGCCGGGCGGCGCGGACGGTTCGCGTTTGGCCGGGCCGCGTTGGGTGCCTTCCAGAATCTTGATGGCGGTTGGTTTCGGTTTTCGGCCCATTGCGATTGGCTTTCAAAAACGGTGTCAGATTTCTGCGGCGCGCACGCATGAGGAAACCACGGGGTTTTATAGGGGGCTCACCCCATACTTTCGACCCGCCCCCGGTCGCCGCGTTCTCGTAGCGTCTTGCGTGCGTGGCACGCGATACAAAGGCATTGCCCGTTGCCTACGTCGTACCGATCACCGCCTTGGTTAATGGGCGTTACGTGGTCAGCCTGGGCCTCCTTGGGCCCACCGCAAACACGACCACAATCCCTGCACGTCCAGGCGTCTCGCGTGAGAACAGCCTGACGCCACGCCCTGTGGGCTTTATCGCAGTACCCACGGGCTGCCGCGTTTGGCCTGTTGGACTCGTCACGCTTTCGGCGTGCGACCAACCGCAGCGGCCTGTGGATTGGAATACGGTTTGGCACTTAGGACTTCATCACGACCGATACGGTGGCCGTGGCGTTGGTGCTGGCTGCCACCAGCTTGACGTACGGGAACGCATAGGACGCATCAGGCAGAGCGTACGCCGTGCGATTTACGGTGCTCGGGGCCAAGGTAATAGCCGCGACTGAACCACTGGAGTCGTACAACTGGCAGAACGAGCCGGTATCCGTGTCATTGCCCCACACGTTAATAGTGGCCGCGTTGGTGGTGATGGTGGGCAGCTGAACAATGGCACCCGCCATATCTTCCATGCGCAACGTCGTGCAGGTGCTCGTGGCCGTCGTGACGGTGGCCGTGACTACCCGGAAGTTCCGCTTGATTTTCACCTGGCTCATGATCGCTCCTCAGTGTGTGGCTCGGGTCGTGCCCGAATCGTGGCCTCTGCCGTTACTGTACGGGAATCTGCGGCAACTCTTGCAGTTCACTAGTTCACAGGGCTAGGAGACTCTGGAAGCATGGCAATGGCGTCGGCCAGCGGGATGACTTCGATCTGCTGCATCATCTCTGGCGTTACAAACGAGAACCCGGTCGCCAGAATCCCGCCCTCGCCTACCTCGCTGAGAACGTCGCCGCACAGCATCCAGCGGCCATCTGCGAGTTGCCTGCCCGCCGGAACGTGGCGAGGATCGCCATGTTCTTCCTGCACGCTGTAGAGCAAGACGGCGACATCGTAGGAGTAGACGAGGGCAAGGTCTTTGCAGTCGGCGTGGGGCAGCGGGAGCGTGAGGTCGGAGAGAAGCATTAGACGTTCCTCGTCAGGGCGGTTTGGAACGCTTGCATTGCGGTGTAGTAGGCAGCGGCTTGGGTGGCATCCATCGCGGCTCCGATGCTGTATCCGCCGCTTCGTCCCGTAGTCTGAGCGGAGTCCAGCGTTCCGTTGTTGTTTAGAGCAAACGCCCAATACTCCAAGTTCTGCGCGGTGCGAGCCGATGGCGTGGAGGTTGCCGCCGACACTCCGTTTTTGTAAAGGATCGCTGACGTTGCGGACGGATTGACGCCGAGCCAGAACGCACCCGCTTGCGTGTATCCAGTTGCTCTTGCTCGCCCGTTTCCAGCAACGGCCGACGATCCATAATCCATCGTCGTTGCCACATCAAGATTCGTAATCGCGTGTTCATGCGTATCGCTGGCCCCACGCGATCCGATTCTGTTTGCGTAAGCGTTTGTTGCTTTGGCGCAGTCGTAGAACGCAAGATGGCAAGCGGTTCCGACGTTAGCCTGCGTCAATCCTGTTCGCAGATACTTGCCAGAGCCAGCCGCGAGGCCCGTCGAATCCGCGAAGTCGCCGCTGACAAACGGCCCGACGTTGGTATCGGTGGTGTTTCCGTATCGCTGCTGGTTGTACGAGGTCGCAGTCGCACCGTACTCGCACTGCATCCCCCAAACGTAAATGAACCCTGCGGCATCGCTGAGTTCGCTGACGGTCGAAAAGCCGGTGCGAGCGTCTGTAGAAGTCGGAAGCGTGAATGTCTTTGTGAACCGCTGCCACGTTGTTGTGACGGTTACGGTGTCGGAGTAGACGTTGCCAGCAAGCCACTGGATTTGGCGAGTTCCAGAGTTTGTTTTCATCCACGCAGACACGGTCACCTGACGCCCATCAAGTGGCATCTGCTGTTGCATCTGACGAATATCAAACGGGGCCGACGGTGTTGTGAGTTTCGTCGCGTATCCGTATCCAAGCGGCCCGACTTCAGTGGTTGCCGTGCGAGTAATCAGCCCATTCCCGCCAGGAAGCCACGCCGCGTTGGTCTGGTCTGTCCCAAACTGGAACAGGTTAGTGACCGTCTTGTCAGGCGTCAGGTAGAGCGGCACCAGTGCGGCATTGAGTCCCGTTCCGCAGAACAGGTTGAGCCGGTAGAAGTGGTCGCGGATGCCAGCCGATGCGATAGCCGAACAGAACTTTGACACGGCCGCAAGGCTGGTTCCAACCGTGCCGCCGTTAGCAACAACTCTCGCAGCCCAACTAGCAGCATCTGGGTGCAGCGTCGAGCGCGGCCGCAGTAGTCTCGGGCTCATCGCCATGGCTTAGTTCTCCTGCTGTTCCGTTGCTCGAGGCTGTAGGGCATACAGCAACCGCGTCTGCTCGCTCACTGCCTTGCTGATCTCACGCTGCGTCTCGCTCAGGCTCTTCACGAATGCCCTGTGCTCCTCGACAAGAGGTAGCAAAACATCGGCGCGAAGCACCCAGCCGCAAGCAATGGCTACCAAAGTGGGAAATCCCCACCGCTCAATGATCCCGTACAGAGTCTCTTTCGCTTGGTCGGTCACTGCATGGCCTCCAGCATCTCGCCACGATTATCCAGCCACCGCTGCACGATTTTCTTGACGATCTCGCTGATGATGGCCGCCAAGATGATGCTGGCGAGAAACCCCATGCCGTACTCACGCTCCTGGCGTTCGAGCCTGCGGGCGAAATGCTTGGCGACGATTTGCGTCTGCCCAGCATCGCACTGATACAGCACCGGAATGGGCCACTCCCTCAAGGCTCGCTCGATAATGCGGCCAACACGCTCGCGGCCTAGCAG